CGCCTTGCAGTCCGTCCGCGTATAGCCGCACCCGGCAAACGCCACACTGCCGTCCAATGCCCCCGTTCCGCCCGCCACCCCCGGCGAGTAGCCGCAGCGATAATACCGCGAGTACTTCCCGCTCGCGCCGCCATCCACCGCTTCCGTGCGCTTCGAATCGTCGCTCGGGAACTCCCACGGGCACCGCCGCTGGACCCGCACCTGCGGCAGCAACAACCTTTGCAGGTTCATCCGATTTGTCGCCGTGATGCGGAACGTGGCTTCCAGAATCTCGTCCGGCGGGTTGCAGATCCCCTGGAATATCACCGACATGTCCGTCAAGGGCACACCGTTCCGTAAATCGTAAAATACCAGGCCGGCCGTCAGCCGCGCACCTTTCCACCCGGTCGCCCGTTCGATCTCCGAACAGTGGGAATCCGCGTTCGCCAGCACCAGCGAGATCTTCGGCACACCGTCTATCCCTTGACCGGACGATGCCTGAAGCTCGAATACATTGTGCCCCAGTAACCTAGCACTGTAGGCCACTCCTCCCACCGTCACTGCGTGCGTGCTCCAGTGTTCCGTACGTCCATCGGAAAGTACGCAGTCGAACAGCAGCAGCGGCGTGTCCGTGACGGCTTGCTCCTTAAGCTCAAAGATGGTTTGCATGAATGATCTTTACCGTGCAGGAATGGCGATTCGCATCGGTGCTCGTAATCGTCAGTACATCGTCGCCCAGGTGCGCGTCTTCGTAAACTCCGCCCAGCTTGCTGGCCTTGTAGCCCGACGCCGCCGTTTGCGCTTCCACCTGAAGCCCGTACACTTCCACTACATCGCCCGCCCCGGTTTCGATCCCGAATCGCACCGAGCTGGCCTGTGCGTCTCCGTTGGACGTCCAGGAAATCCGCGTCCACTCTTTCGTCAGAACCCGCTGCACAGCCCGGCTGCCTACCGTCAACCCTACGCTGGTCGCCGTCGCGGCCCGTACGTAGGCGCTCAGGCAATACCGGTATTCTCCAGGCGCCGCCAGCGTCTGGCCCAGCGCTTGCCCCGCTCCCCCGCTGTTGCTCAGTCGCCACGCTTGAATGCCTCCCCGCGGATCGGTGATCCCTCCGGTGAGGCTCAGTAGCGGATCCTTTTGCCAGACGGCTTGGTCGAGTTGGTCGCTCCAGGCCAGAAGATTGCCCGCCGGATCCAGAAACGTGAACCCGTTCAGCCTACCTTCCGCCGCGGCGAAGAACCCCAGCAGCGCGGTCGCCTCCTGATCGTTCAGATCCGCGTAGGTCAGCAGCCATTCCGTAACCTTCGCCGCCGGGTCCGCCAGTTTGATCGTGCTGCCATCGGCGGCTCGATTGACCACCGTCCGCGCCCGCCGGTTCTTCTGCACCGGAAATTGGCTCAGCGCACCGCTTTCGAGTTGTGGATATGTCGCCATGAAATTCAAATGTTCCGTACTACGGTGAGCTTCGTGCTCCCGCGCATTTCCGCCACCGTCGCCAATGCCAGGTCGTCTGCCGCCACGCTGCAGTTGTCGTACACCCGCCCATCCCACGGGTCCGTGAAGGAGAAACTGCCGAATGCTCCCTGACTGGCCAGAAAGAATTCCTCAACCGCCGCCAGTTCACCCTCGTCCAGCTCGCTGAACTGTATATCCCACTGCAGCCGCGCCCCTACCGAATCGCGATAACGTTGCTCGCTGCCATCCACGAAACGCACTGTCTGATTTTGGAACTGCGCGCGTCGCGCCATCGGATACTGCGCGATCGCATTGGTTTTCAATTTAGGGAAGGTTGCCATATCAAAGGTCGTTCACCACATCGTTGATCGAGTTCAGATTGAGCATCGCGTCCCGCACTGCTAGCGCAATGTCCCCACTACGGTCCATAAAGGAGCGCGCATCCATCGCTTGCACGTTGAAAGTGATCTGCGGCGCCGTGCCGCTCCCACTGCCATTTGCCCTTGCGCTCGTCCCCGCTGCCGCGTAGCTCCGCGGCGTTCCCATCTGGTCGTAATCCAGACCGCTCACTTGCCCCTGGCTCTCCGCCGCTTGGAAATCCACCGCCGCCGGCATCGCGTATTTCACCAGCGGCGCCGGCGTCGATGTGCCGCCTCCACCAAAAACTTTCACCAGCCCGGCGATCAGTATCGGCAGCCCGAGCCCGGCCTCCAGCATCGTCGTTCCTACCGTTCCCGCCGTGCTCCCGCTGCCGTTCGACCCAGCCTGCGTCTGGTTCGCCGCCACCGGTGCCGGGTTACTGCTCTGCTCTTCGCCTACCTGCGCGATCACATCGGCCAGCAACGCGGTGGCATTCCCCAGGGCCGACGTCTGCTGCCCCGATACCGTCAGAAAACTCTGATAAAGCTCTTCCTGTGTCGTGTTCGCCATCTTCATCCCTCACCTGGTGCCTCACATTCCAGCCGAAATTGTGTGGCGTATCAACTTGCTGCGCTACGACTGTGGAGCAGCCTTCCAGGCTGCTGGGGAAACGCCCCTGGTTGGGGCACGCTTCAGCCTGCCAATCCGAGCGAAGCTCGGACTTCCTTCCTCCGCGTTCTCCGCTCTCTCCGCGCGCCGCCCGGGGCACGCCGGAGTCCTGCTCCATACCTTCCACTTACTTCGTATTCTTCTCCGCGTCTTCCTCAGCGCCTCCGCGCCTCCGCGTCAAAGTGATCGCTTCCCCGTCCAACACTGCTTCATTAGCACCCTCTCCCCCTGCTTACCCTTCTCGCCGCGCAGCCGGAGCTTCCTCCGCCAACGCCTGCTCCAGTATCAGGAATCCCTCCACTTGCCGCGCGCTCAATTCCCCGAAGCTCATTCCCCCGAGCCGTCGTCGCACCAGGAAGTCCTCCACCAGCCCTTCGCTCTCCGCTGTAATGTAAGACTTAGGGCAGCTCTCCGTTGCCACCGTCTTCCGTGCCCATACCGGCGCCTCTCTGCCGTCGTGTGGCAACTTCAGCCACCCGCACCGCCGGCGCACATCCAGGCCGCTCCTCCGGCACGCGTCGCACTTCCAACCGGCCTGGTTGGAGAACTGAAAATGGAAGGCGACTAGGAGTTTTTTCGTTCTTCTTCGCTTAACCCGGTCTCTCTGCGAACCGCTGCCAACGCCTCTCGGAATAATTCCTCCGGCCCGGCCTCCGCCAGCAGTTCCGGGCCCGCGATACTTCCATCCACCGCCAGCCCCGAGACCGCCTTCACGCCCCACATCACATAGAGGCGTTCGATTTCCGCGTGCAGCAGAGCCGCGTCCATTTTCTCGCCCGCCTCTTCGCTGGCCGCCAGAAACTCCGTCCTCCGTGCCAGTTCCCGCACTCGCCGCATCAATTCCACCCGCCGCCCGAAGGACATCTTCGCGATCGTGAATGTCACCCCCGGAACCGTTCGCGATTCCACCACCGATTCGCTGGCGTAACTGCCCCCGGCGACCCCTTCCGCCACCTCTTTCTTATCCGAATGCCACGGAAATTTCATCGTCCGCGGTCCCCTGTGCCCGCGATGCCCGGAATCGCCATTGCAGGCGGTTTTGCGTGTCGTCGAACTCCGGTACTTCCGGCACCACGCTCTTCAGATACACGCCCATCAACTGCCCCTCGACCTCGCCCAGTTGGAACATCACGCTGATCGGCGATTGCTGCCGCGCCGCCTGGTACAGTTCCGTCGTGGCATCGTCGTCCCGCGCGTACAGGTCCAGAGCCGCCGTCACCGTGCGCTCTCCCGGTGAAATCGCCCGCACCCCGGAGCACTCCCCGCTCACTCCGAATTCCCGGTTCCGCGTGTCCAGCCCGTTCTTCACTGTGATCGTCGCCGCCGTGATCGTGCAGAACTTCGATGGCCCCGTCCCCAACCACGCCTGCCCCATGTTCCCCGGCACAATCGAGTAGTCGAACTCCGCCACCGCTGGCTCCGCGGGAAAGCTCTGCAATTGCGCCGCGCCCGCCTCGAAGGTGGCGCTGTCCAGTAAATCCTTCGCAATCCCGCTGAAGTGGAATTCGTGGTAATCCCCATTCACCAGGATCTCCATCTGGTCCACCCCAGCTCCGCATAGCAGCCGCTGCACCGCCGTCGCCGGACTCCAGTAATCGAAAATGCTCACGCTCTTCAACTCCGTCGCCGGACCGTAGGTGACCGTTGCCGAGATCGCCCCTCCTACCGCGGGAGATATCTGAAACGGCGCATTCAACTGTACTGTCTGCACATCCACAATCGCCGCCACAAACCGGATCTCGCCCCCAGAGCACACTGCTTGCCCCGCCGCCAGCCCATGTGGCGATCCGAATCCCAGTCGCCCCGCCGCCGTGCTCGATGCCACAGTCCCGCCTCCGAACCGCGCCGGAATCCCGCCCAACGTCGCCTCGAATAGCGGACCGTACCCGGGCTCTGCCGTCGTCTTGTCCCAACTCGTCAAATACGTCTGCAATGTGAAATCCGTGCGCCGCCTCACTCCGGCCGGCACACCCGCGAACGTTCGGCTCCCCGTCTTGTCGCGCCGCGTCCCTGTCGCCACCGTCTGCTGGATCCCCAGCTTGACCGCCGGAATCCGGTTCATGGCGGTGATCGATCCCACACTCCCATACCCACTCTCCAACGCCGTGTAGAATCGATTCGCGTTGGAGGAAATATATGTAGACATACTAGTTCCTGTTCACTCCGATCTGAAAAGTGACTTTTGCCACCTGTATGAAATTCTTCCCGCCCTGCTTCACCGGGCCGAACGCCACCTCGTATCCGCCGCCGTAGTACATCCCGTCGCCCCAATCGCCCCGGCTTCCGTCCAGCATCCGCATCGCCGCATCCACATAGAGTTCAAGGCTGTCTTCAATCCCCTCCAACCGGTCGTGCGATTGCCGAACCTCGATCGCCATCTGCACCTGCCCCGAGAATGTCTGGAACTTCTGCCGCAGATCGTTTACGATCTTTTCGCAGTACACATTCACCGCCGGATACTTCACGCCCAGCGCATGCTCCGCCATTTGCGCCGCCACGTTTTGCGCGCGTACCTGTGAACTGTCCACCAGGCTCGCAAACTCCGGATCCCCCTGTGTCAAAGCCCCCAGGCCGGCATTCACTCCATTCGGCCCCGTGATCCGCTGCAGTACCTTGCCCGTGGCCGCGCTTCCGATTTTGCTTGTCATCAGCCCCTCTGTATCGTCCGCGGCACTGGCACCCAGTAGCTCGGTGCTTGCCCGCTGCCTGCCTGCCGTCCCGTCGTGGACAATGTGTCCGGCTGCACCCACGTCTGCCCCGGCGCCAAAATTTGCAGGTTCTGTATCGTCATCGTCGCCGGGCTCGTCCCGCTGTAAACGTTCCATCCCATGACCTTCGGCGGCGCGCTCGTCTCTACCGCGAAGGAACTGCCCGACACCTGGATCATTGCCGCTACCGAACTGGCCCCCTCTTCACTCGCCGCGTTGGTCCAGGCGATGGCGACGTAGTAGGCCCCGTCTGTTAGACTGCCCGCCGATGCCCGTACCACCGGCGTTGCCGCCTGCCTCACCGAGTCCGCCACCATCCCCAGCCCGCTCTGGATCGCCTGGTTGTACGCCCACCTCGCCCTCTCGTGGTATTCGTCCCGCTTCCCCCCATACCGGTCGTTCAGTTGACAGTTGTATGCGTCCCCGTACACCATCTCCAGCGTCCGGAAAATATGCCAGAGCTGGAGCGGGGGCGTCATCACGACCTGCTCGATCACCGGCCCCGCGCTCAGTTGCCCCGCCAGCCTCAGCCGGCCCAGCATTCCCGCCACCTCGATCGACAATTCCTCATGTGCCAACGCCAGCTTCCGCGTCACGTCGATACCCTCGACCGTGGCCACATTCAGTAGCTGCGTGTCGTGCCCCCTCAGATCTTCGATGCTCGTAATCGCGCCGTCCGTGAACAATGCCATCGTGTGCCGCCTACTCCTTGGAACCCCGCGCCTCGCTCCGCAGCCGGTCAAGCTCCGTCGTGGATAACACCGTCAATTGGAGCCTCGCCGCCGCCACCGCCCGCTCCGCCACTCGCTTGGCCTCCGCTACCGCCTCGCGATACGCTTTCACCTCATCCTTCGATGCCAGGCGGACCATTCCCTCCACTAGCAGCTTGGCAGCCAGCCGGCGCGCCACCTCGGTCTTCGTCCCGCTCTTGCCCCCGTCCGCCGTCTCCATGCTCACCACTAGCGGAAACACATCCGAAATCTTCGTTTCCGTCTCGCGAATCTTCTGATAATACAGCTGTAAATCCATGTGCCTTCCTTTTCTCTGTCTTGGTTCTGTGCCATAAGCCGCTCATGACGCCCGCGGCGCCTCAAGCCAATCATGAAATTACATGCAACTCACTGGCATCCGACTCTGCCTTGTGAATCCCATTCGTCAGTGCTTCGCGTCTCCGCGTCAGAACGCACCCCCTTCCCTGGTGGGGCACGCTTCAGCCTGCCAACCCGAGCGAAGCTCGGACTCTTCTTCCTCCGCGTCTGTGGCATAGGACTCTGCGTCTCCTAAGAAACAAATTTGCCCGTTGTTGGAAACAAGGGGTTTCGCAGTACGCGCGGATTGGTGGGGCGGACCCCCCGGTCCGCGGCCGACGCCCTCGTCGACCTGCCCGACGCACCCGGGATCCTGTTTCTCCCCCCATTACACTGGGTCCCCAGTCACCTGCTTTACCGTGAACGCACGCCTTCCCTCTCCACCACTCCCCGTGAGCACCGGCATCCCGCCCCTTTTGGCGCAGGACGCCGGCATGCCCTCGCTTCCCCCTAGGTGTTCACCTGCACACCCGACGAGTTCCGCAGCACTCCGCACCCGTACAGCACGTCCACCGTGAACTGCTGCGCCAACGTGTTCGGCTGGTAGCTCATCACCACCCGCATCCCGAAGTTGCCCAGCTCCGCATACTCCGCGATTGCGCCAGTCCCCGGCAGCGGCTGCGGCAGCCGCCTCACCACCAGGCCCAAAGCGTTCTTCGTGAACGCCATATTGTGGGTCGTCACCGGACTGCTGCCCGTCTTCTGCACGAACTGCGAGCGGAATACGAAGAAGTCCTTGATCTTTCCAATCGTGCCGTCGATCAGTGCCCGTAGGCCCGCATCGCCCGCCGACTGGAATTCGCTGAACCGCTCAATCTGCCGCCACGTCGAGTACGTCGCCGCGTCCACCACGATGAACTTCTGCTCGCTCGGCGGTACCTTCGCCAAAAACAGCGCCGTCTCCGCCGCATCAATCGTCGCTTCCGAGATTATCGTCCCAGCCGTTCCCACCGGACTGTTCGCCGTGAAGCCCGCGTACAGCGCCAGTAGGTCGCTTTCGATCTTCTGCGCGATCGCCGCCACCGCCGGCTCCATGTAGAGCCTCAGCAGATCCGGCACCGCCAGTACCTTGGTCACATCCGGAATCTGGAACGTCGCTTCCGCGTGCGTGTTCAGCACGATTTGCGCGTTACCCAGACTCGGATTCTGTGTCTGTACCGTTCCGCCCTCGGCGATGTTGTTCGCCACCATCGTCGGCGGAATCGGCACGTTGATTGTGTCGCCGGCTTGTGCCAGCACCGGCTCGTAATCCCGATTCACAAGGTTCCCCATCACGAGGTTCCCCACCAGCACCGGCAATGCGTCCGCCGCCACCAGTTTCACAATCGCATTCGCGATGTTACTCGAAGTAATTGCTGCCATTCGTTCTCTCCCTCAAATCGTTTGTTTCTTCACTGCACCCACGCTGCCGGCATTTCCGCACTGCCATGGGCCTCTTCACATTCCCTTCAGGGTTTGCGACGCCACGCGCACGATTTCCTCTCGTACCCGCTGCATTTCATCGGCGCTCATCCCAGGGCGAATTCGCTCCAGGTCCACCGTATCCCGGCTCACTGCCGGAGCTTTCAGGGTGGCCGTCATCCCCGCGCCCCCGGCAATCCGCGCCGGGAGAAACTCCGGATTCTCGTTTACGAAAGCGGTCAGGTAATCCTTCAACGGCGTTTCGCCGGCCTCGTTACGGGCTACTAGCCGCCCGTCCTCGGTCCGCACGATCCCGTCCTGTACCGCTCGGAACGCTAGATCCACCTTCGCTACGCCCAACCGCTGCAGTTCGGCCCGCACCGTCGAGCTCCGCTCCGCTTCCGCCGCCATCTTGCGGCTTCGCTTGTTCTCTTCCACCAGTTCGTTTAACCGGCGCTCCAGTTGCTCCCGGCGCTTCCGCTCATCCTGCAACTCTGCCTTGTGCGCCGGCTCCGTCTTCGCCTGCTCGTTGTTCACGAACTCCTGAACCGCCTGCCTCACAATCGCCTGTATGTCGATGCCTTCCATATACCTCCCAATCCCTTGTTAGTACCCACCGGGATAAGTCTCTGTCTTTGTCCCTCCTTGGTGGGGCAGGCTTCAGCCTGTCAATCCGAGCGCAGCTCGGACTTCTCTCCTCCGCGTTCTCGGCTCGCTCCGCCATCCGGCAAACGCGTGAATCCCGGCCTTCCCTCGCGTTTGCTTCTTCTCCGCGTCTTCCTCAGCGCCTCCGCGCCTCCGCGTCGAATCCACGCCCTCACGCCACCAGGCCTCTGTATTTCGCTCGGCTCTCCTACCCCGCCTCGATCTCGTCCGCCACCCGGTTCTTGATCTCCTGCCGCGCGTCGCACAAGTACTTGAACGCCAGCTTCTTGAATACCTGCTTCTTCAGCGTCTCCGATACGATCCCCAAATCCAGTAGCTTCTTAGCGTCGTCCAGTTCGTTGCTGAAATCGCCGATGTCGAATTCGTCCATCCCCGATACGTCGATCGATACCTCGTCCTGCCGCGCCTCCGCGATCGCCCGCAGCACCTGCTTCATCGCGTCCTTTACCATGTCCCCGTACCCGCGCAATACCTCCTGCGTCACGCTGAAGTCTCTCTGCCTGCTGAGCCCGCTCATCCGCAGACTCCCCCCGCTAGGGTTTTCGGCCTGGTTCATCAGATAGCAAACACGGTAAATTTCGTCCTTTAACCGGACCAGGTTGTCCGCTGCTATCTGATAAACCGTGCCCGCCGGCTCCGTCCACCCAAATCGGTCGTCTTTCCCGAGTTGGATGAAGTAGCTCTCCCCCATCACCTGGTTCCATTCCTTATCCGAAAAAATCACCGGACTCGCGAACAGTCCCATTGTCAACGCCCAGGAAAGCGCGTTGGACTTGTTGAAGTGTTCCAATTGCACGAGCGCGGCTTTATTCATCAGCCACAACCCCTCCGACACCTTCATCTCGAATACCGGCACCCGGCGCTGCGCGGCTAACCCGTGCCGCCCTTCATCCACCAGCTCGATCGCCTGTGCCTCGCCCGCCTTACGGAAAACTTGATAGTTCTCGCGGTCGTAGTAGATCCACCGCGTCTCTTTCTCCCACTTCGCGTCCGTTACTCTCGACTGTTGCAAGCACGACGTCCGGATCACTACCCAGTCCAGCCCGCCCGTCTCGTCGTAGTTCCAGTTAATGACTTCATCCGCCGCGTATGCTGTCAGGTACGCCCGCGATCTCCCGCTCGCGTCCTCTTCCGCCCGCGTCTGCGCCACCCCACCCGCCTTCGGGAAGTCCACCACCACGAAGCTGCTTCCAAATACCATCACCTGCACGAAGCACTGCCGGAAAAACTCGTGCAGGTTCGTTCCCTTCAGGTCGCAGTCGTCCGATAGCAGGTTATAGAAGCTCTTCGCTCCCGCGTCGCTCCCCTCGAACTGCAGCATCGGCTCCCGCCGCATCAACGTCGCCGCGTACCAGTCCACAATCGACCCGACGTAGTTCTCGTAGAACACTCGCCGCAGCCGCTCCTCGTAAACCTGTCCCGGCTCCTTTTGACGCCGCACCAGGTACTCGTACGCGTTCCCCCGCAACTGCTCCCCGCCCGCGTACAGATCTTTGTATTGCTTCCACATCGGCTTCTGCGCGATGTAGTCCGGATGCTCCCGGTTGATGTTTTCCATGCTCTCCCTCTTAATAACTTAGAAGCGGCTGGCACCGCTCGCCGATCTTCGGCGCCACGCGGCATTCCTGCCACAGCACGTATCCCAATGCGTCCGACAGATGCGTCCGCATCCGGTCCCGGTCTTTATCGATCTGGCTGGTGTCCGCCTTGAAACACACCTGTTCCAGATCCTTGATCAGTTCCTTGCACTGCGGATCTACCAGCAACCCGATCTTCCCCGCGGCCGATTTCAACTGCCGGTTCGTCAAGTTGATTCGCTCCCGCACGCTCGGATTTGCCTTCGGCACCCGGTAGTCCACCTTCATTCCCGATTGCGCCGCGAAATGTTCGCGGATCATGTCGTAATCCGTGGCCCCCGTTGTCTGATGCTGGTTCCCCGCTGCATCCCCGTATATCCACACGCCCGCACAGTGCGCCGGATACCGCTTCAGGAACTCCTCGCACGCCTGCTTCGTCGTGGCGTGCCGGATCACGATTTCCCCCACCACCCGCAGCTCCCCGCCCGCCCGCTGCAAGATCAATGAGCTCATCGGGTCTACGTTGAAATCTAGCGCCCACCACAATGGCTCCCACGTGTTCACCGTCAGCTCCCGCACGTGCGTGTTGCGGTCGAAGGCCGAGTACACCCGGCCCCCCTCCATGCTCAGATACGCCCCCATCACCTCCTGCTGGTAGAACTTCTCGTCGTAGCTGTCTTTCAGCCGCTCGTAGAAATCCCCGATCTTTCCCAGCAGGTGCCGGTTCTCGAATGGCGCCGCTTGCACCGCCGCGTACCCGTTCACCGGATCCGATATGAACTTGCGGTATACCCAGTCGTATCCCTTCGGTGTCCAAACCCCGAATCCGCAAAGCCGCGTCGCCTTCGGGTCCCGCAACCGCCCTTCCAGCCGCAGCCACGATTCCTCCTGCGTGTACGTCAGCTCGTCCAGCCCGAACCACGCCAGGTTAGTCCCTCGCAACCGCTCGAACTCTTCCACTGGCCGGAACAGGATCCTCGACCCCGTATCCTGCATCACGAACGTATTCTCGGCCTTGTTATGTTCGTATGGGATTTCGTTGCTTTCCAGAATCTCGACCAACGCCGCCTGCGTGGCATCCCGCAACATCGGGTAAGTCGGCGCTCCCAATAGCCCCAGGCGCCCCGGATTCATGTAGCTCAATCGGATTGCCTCTTGACACAGTGCCTGGCTCTTTCCGCTGCCGATCGGCCCGGAAAATCCCTTGAACCTGTTCTCCAACGCATGAAATCTACTCTGGGAAGGTAACGGGTCGTACTTTATGTCTCGGTACTCGGTTTGACCGGTTCCACCCAT